AAAATATAAAAAAATTTGTATATATTTTTTACCTGTTGTTATTTATTTTTGATTGTTATTTATTTCTGGGTTTTTAGGTATTTATAGTGCTTTTTTTTATGCGTACATTTTGTTGTCCTTTATCACTTTTTGAACGTGTCTTTTAAGCGTAGCGATCTTTAAATCGTTATGTTTCTTGTTTTCTAACAAATAATCTATATTACCGTCTTGTATTTGTAATCTTTTTTTCATAAATTGGACTTGATTTTCCAAATACATGACTCTGTTTAGAGAGATTTTTGTCGAATTTTGGTAAATAAGTATCATGGTAGTTACAAAGATGTAGAGATCAAGAAATGTTTTTGTATACTTTGTCGCAAGGTTGTCTAAAACTATCAAGCTGAATGAGATGAATTCTGAAATGTATTGTTCGAGATAATTCATAATATTTATTGTTGTTTGTTGTAAATTTACAGAATTGAATACATCAGTCTGGTTATTTAAAAGGGCGATAAATACTGCGTGGGACATGGTTAATAGTGTACTTTTATTTATTTCTTGTTTTAGTATTTCATTTTTTTTTTTAATTATAAATAAAATAAATATATGAAATGTATATTTAAAAAGCTAGATCTAAGGTGTATTATTTAAATTTTTAACGAAATTTACATCATAATTTAAATAGTACAAAACAATATAAAACTATAATAATAAATTAATTATAATGAATACTAATAAGATATCATATTTAAAAACAGATGATAATAAAATTATAAATGAAAAATATATAAGATGGGTAAAAAAATTAAATGAATGTTTAGAAGTTTGTACTAAATCAATCGGGTGTGGTGGTGGTGAAGACATTCATAAAATATGTAAATTAAATAATATGGATAGTTATAATAAACTTAATAAATATTTTCGAGAAAACGATTGATTCTAACTCTTTAATTGTGTAAAATAATATTGAAGGTGAATATTGGAGGTGAATATTGGAGGCGAATACTGACGACGAATATTGGAGGCGAATATTGAAGGCGAATATTGGAGGTGAATATTGGAGGTGAATATTGGAGGTGAATATTGGAGGTGAATATTGGAGGTGAATATTGGAGGTGAATACTGTCGTACTCTGCCACCCACCAACCCGCTAACTATACACTCTGCCATTTCCTTTCTATATCGCCGTCTAATAGGCTACACATTATCTACCATATTGTCTACAAAGGGTAGGAGGAGCAGCAGTCAGCAGGCATAGGAGCAGCAGTCAGCAGGAAAAAAGGGTTGCCCCCTTGTTTTTGTTTTTGTTTTTTACTTTTTATTTGGTTTTGATGAGTGTAAAACATCTGAACTGTGTGTATCCTCGGAGACTCTTGACGGTATTACCTTAATCCCAAGCGCTATTGTCTTCCACCTCGTCGTCGTCCGAATCGTCGTCTAGCCAAGTATTGACTCTCGTGTACGTTGTCTTCTCTGTATTGGTCTTCTCGTATGTGGCGCCCTTCTGGAGCACTTGGAATCCGCTTGGCAGTGCTAGATTCTGCTTCTGTAGGGCAGCGACTGGAACAGGCTTGGCTGCGGCAGAGGCATAGTTTCCAGTAACAACACGCTGTGATGGCGCACCTAGGGCAGGGAAATCTTCGACAACTGGCGTTGGTTCGACTTCATCATCGAGGTCCATGAGCGCACTGAATCCTCCTTTGCGTTCTTCTTTTGGCTTCTGGACTGGCTGTTGTTGGGTCACACGGCGTTCGTCCTCTCTGTGTTTGCGTTCATCTGCCTTCTTCCTGGCTTCCAAGACGGGGCAGAACTTGGCGGTGTGTCCGAGTTCGTAGCAGTAGCGGCATTCTGTAGATAAAAGAGTAGGGCATAATATAGTAGTGTTACCTTGTTTGTCAGGTAGAGACCTAACATAGTGACTCGTGTAGTCACTCTCTGGTTTTCCGGCATCCTGACAGACCTTACAGAAAGGTTTGCGAACAGGGAGTGTTGATCGCAACAGGAACTTAGCAGTCTGAGAACAAGGTTTGTTCGCAGGAACTAAGCGGGGATTCATTGAGCGTGACATTGTTTAAATCTTGATAGCTTGTATGGAGAAATTGTATCTTTCACTATAAGATTAAAAAGTATTTCATTTTTTTTCCATTTTTAAAAAGGTAGAGCCAAAAGTTATTATTTTTTATGAAAGGTATATGAACTAAAAATTTATAATTTAATTAAGAAGAGTAACAAGATTGTATAAGGTTAATTTGAATTTATTTTAATTATATTTATTCTAGAGAGATCAAGAATAAATATAATTAAAAGCAGGGCAACTATATAAAGGGTACATTGAATTTCATTCTATTTTTTCTAGGTAGACAGTGAATAAATAAAATGAAATTCCATGTATGTATAAGTATTATAAATTTTTAGTTCATATACTTTTATGAAAGGTATAACCAAAAGGTAGAAAAAAATGATATCGAAAAATTAAAAATCAATGAGTGGTACAATTTAACAAGATCAATATTTAAAATGACGGAAGAATTAAATCAGCTATTAGATGCTCGTATGGTATTATTTGATAAGTATTTAGATCGTGGTAAGCTGACTCATCAGCAGTATCAGAAGGATGGAGTCCGTTGGATTCTTACGAATGAACTGAGGAAGGATCCTGTCTGTGGTGTACGTGGTGGTTTCATCGCTGACGAAATGGGTCTAGGAAAAACAATTATGATGATCGGTACTATGTTGACGAATTTCGTAGAGAGAACGCTGATTATAGTACCGCCAGTATTGTTAGACCAGTGGTTCATTCAAATTGCGCGGACTACCGGCCACCAAGCTCTCATCTATCACGGTGACAGTAAGAAGACCATTACGCTATCCGAATTAGAGGGAGCTAAGATTGTGATTAGCACTTATGGTGCGATTACTATGACAAACTCGATGAAAGAAAAAAAAAATCTAACGCCACTACATAAGATCGCGTGGTCTCGCATCATCTTCGACGAGGCACATCATTTAAGAAATTTAAAAACGAATCTATATTTTGGCGCCAAATTATTGAGGGCTAATATTCGCTGGCTAGTTTCTGGTACCCCCATACAGAACAGAAAGCAGGATTTCTACAATCTATGTGGCATCCTTCGTTTACCGGCTAGTTTCTATACGGAGAGCGACAACTTGAAGTTGCTAGCGAGGTCCTTTATAATGAAGCGCACTAAGAAGCAGGTCGGCATCATACTTCCAGATGTAGTTTTAGATAAAAATATGGTTGATTGGGCGGATGATAGAGAGAAAGCGTTATCAGAGGAGTTACATTCTGCTTTGATGTTTACGAATGTTCGTGGTAAAGGCAAGGGGTTACCGTTTGGCGGTGTTTTGCCGGCATTATTGAAGGCTAGACAATCCTGTATATTGCCACGTCTTCTCTCTAACAAAGTCGGCTATTCTGAATTTAAGGAGGCTTTCAATTGTAGTAGTAAATTAGACAACGCAGTCAGCAAGATTCTTGAGCGCAAAGGCAATGGTTGTGGCAAGATCATCTTCTGTCATTTCCGCGAAGAGATAGACGAGATTGCTAATCGATTAAAGGCAGGAGGGATGACAAGTGTTGTGACATTTGATGGTCGCACAAGTGACGGCAAGCGTGCCGACATTCTCAGTCTCGGTCATGAAGTACTTATCTTACAAATACAGACCGGTTGTGAGGGATTAAATCTTCAGGAACATTACAGCGAAATTTATTTCATTAGTCCGCACTGGAATCCCGCAGTAGAAGACCAAGCTATCGCAAGATGTCACCGCATCGGCCAGAAGAAGATGGTTTATGTGGAGAGATTTGAGATGTGTAAATTTGATGCTGAGGAGGATCAACAGGTGGATACCATAAACATAGAAAAATATGTGAATCTAACGCAGGAGAACAAGAGAGAAATTGCGCGCGAATATATAGAATAGATAGTGTAGCTAGATAGTAGGTAGAGTAGCTAGATAATTATTTTTTCTTTTAAGTTGCTGACTTTGGCTTTAAGTTATAAATAAAATATATTACTTGAGATACTTAAAGCCGACGGCACTACATGATGTAGGGTAAAACCGGACTTTTTTGAAAAAAGGTCGCAAAAAGTTCTTTACACATGTAGTGCCGAATTTCTACTTTTTTTTCCCAAGACTTTTTTGGGAAAGTTAAAAATGGACATTTATTTTGTCCAATTTTCAAAAAGGGAAACACTTTCCCAAAAATTTTCCAATTCTCGCTGCAAAATGAAAATTTACCGTCTGGTTACCAAAAAATTGATTCAAAATTTGTGACGATAATTTTTTTTTTATTTTTCAAAAAAAGACTTAAGCAGAATTTACATTGCTTATATATAGCAATGTTTAGCAATGAAAATCTGCCAAAAATCTGCCATAAATTTTATTGCGAAAATTGTGACTATGGTACATCTAAGAAAAGTAGTTATTCCGAACATTTATTGTCTAATAAACATATAAATTCAATAAATATCAATCCTAATCTGCCAAAAATCTGCTCTATCTATGTATGTAAAAATTGTCAAAAAACGTATAAAGATAACTCTGGATTATGGAGACATAAAAAAAAATGTAATAAAGAAGAAGAACCATGTAGTTCTATTCCAGAAATTACACCCGAGTTAATTATGAGTATTTTGAAGCAAAATAGTGACCTACAAAATGTTATTATAACACAAAATAACACCATTTTAGATCTAGCAAAGAACAATTCAATTACTAATTCACATAATACAACTAATTCGCATAATAAATCATTTAATCTTCAATTCTTTTTAAATGAAACATGTAAAGATGCTATGAATATTATGGATTTTGTCGACTCTATCAAGTTACAATTATCAGATCTAGAGAGAGTCGGAGAAGTAGGATATGTGGAAGGTATCTCGAATATCATTGTTAAAAATTTAAAAGCATTGGATGTTACACAAAGACCAGTCCATTGTACGGATAAGAAGAGAGAAGTTCTATATGTGAAAGATGAAGATAAATGGGAAAAAGAAGATGATTCCAAGGCAAAAATACATAAAGTTATTAAAAAGGTCGCAATAAAGAATCAAAGAATGATTCCAAAATTTAAAGAAGAGCATCCTGATTGTTATACGAGTACTTCCAAATTTTCAGACCAATATAATAAAATTATTATTGAAGCAATGGGTGGTCCTGGTGACGATGATAACGAAAAAGAAGAGAGAATTGTGAAAAAAATCACCAAGGAAGTATTGATTGACAAGGAACCTGGGCTTTAAGGCAGTCGCCTTCGGCTTTAAGTTGTTTTCGTAATATATATTTCAAATACTTTAAAAAATTGATTACAAATTTCGCTACAATATCCTTATTACAATCACAATGAGTTACTATATCGGAATCCTTCTCTCTACCATTATTAAACTATTTATTCAATCTAATACGGATACTACTTTGTTGCCTATTTCGGTAACAAATGATACTGTGAAATGCCGCGATTATGACCTCGATCATGTCAACTTTGCTACTATAGGCCGACCATTGAAGGCTAACTTCGCAGACATAGTATTCTTAGACAATAACGTATAACAGCAGCAGCAGCAGGCAGCAACACTATAAAAATTATTTTAATAGACTACTACTAGAGAGAAAATAGTAATAGTCTATTTTTTATTTTTATTACAATATTCTTTGCGACTTCTCTCTAACATATTATTTTGAGACTATAATTACAGTTTACAGCAGCAGCAGGCAACAGGAAAGAAGAAAAAATAATTATTATATTATTTAACTAACTACTTAACTACTTAACTACTTAACTACCTAGCTAGACATTTTATTTATTTTATTTTATATCTATTCATCGACCTCTTCTTCCTCCAACTCTTCATCTGATTCGATTTCTACTTTGGAGAACTTGATCTGCTTATTCACTGCGTCCCATTTGCCAACTGGTACAAGCTCTTCGGTGTTGGTGTAGATATCCAAGTCGTAGACGATTCCTGATTGTTCGGAGCGGATATACTTGGATTTTCCATCTACCTTATCACCGCACTTCTTGAAGGTCTCCTCTTCCTCTGACTCCTCTACTTTCTTAGTAGTCTTCTTGGCAGCCTTTTCCTGTTCCTTGGCGAGCTTTTCGGCTTCCTTAGCAGCGATTTTCGCAGCCTTTTCGGCTTCCAAAGCGGTTTTCTTGGCTTCCTTTTCGGCTTCCAAAGCGGCTTTCTTCTCAGCTTTTTCTTGCTCCAAGGCGAGCTTCTTGGCTTCCAAAGCCGCTTTCTTCTCAGCCTTTTCTTGCTCCAAGGCGAGCTTCTTGGCTTGCTTTTCTTGCTCTAGTGCCAGCTTCTTCGCAGCCTTTTCGGCTTCCTTTTCGGCGTCAACTTCGGCTTCATCTGGTTCACTAGCAGACGCGACTAGAGAGGCAAAGAGGTCATCGTCATCACCGTCGATTTGGATTACCTTCTTGGTCTTCTTTGGGCGACCTTTCGCACCCTTTGGCTCCTTTGCTTCCTTTGGCTGAGCTGGACGTCCACGTTTCGTTTCCGCTGGCGCAACAAAGTGTTCTTCGTTGATAGTGATTCCGAATTTTCCGGCTTCCTCGACTACCTGTTCTTGAGTTAATTTATATTTATTCATTACCTTTGTATAAGCAGTTGGCTTACGGCCCTTTGGATCCGTGTACTCGAATGGTCCTACAGCCATGCGTTGAGCGATAGTCCCGTATTCGGGGATACCGTCTTCGCTCTTATCTGCTAATTTCTGGCATGATTTACAGTATGAGTTTTCACCCTTTCTAGCATCTTGGCATTGCGTGTAGAGACCGTTGTTTTGACGCAAAGCTTGGCAGCACATTTCCGAATGGATACCGTTAAACGGAAGAGGGAACAACGCTTTCACGCGAGCTACCTTCACCTTCTTTTCTCCTCTACCCTTCTTACCACCATTTGTCACACGGATATCCAGATCACGCATTGCTTCATCTGCTGAAAAACCATACTTTTCAGCACACATAGCTACCACATTACCTGCTACTTCTGACATCATTCGAGACATCATTACTGACATATTCGCGTTCATTTCTACTGAAAACATCTTTTACAATTATTTGCTTTTTACTTTAAACTGTACTTTTACCTTTTACTACCTTTTTATTTCAATTTTTTTCCACCTTTAAGAAAGGTGGAGCCAAAATTTAAAATAACTAAAAATTTATAAGTTTTTAATGATATTTATTGTTAGCAGCCTTGGGTTACTCATAATTTTTACTTACTTTGAATTTATTTTTATTTTTTCTATATCTATATACTATTAATAGTATTTAATTCTATCTTACTTTTATAATACACCTAATCTATTATAAATTTTTAGTTTGTATAAAGAATAATTAAAATAAAGAATTTAGTTAAAAAATTGAAATACTTTTATAAATATATGTTTAATATACATTTCATCCTCAACAAGCTAATCGACTTACCAAAATGACTGATTTTACTGATACTTTCAACGGACAACTCTCTTCATATTACAAATACGTGTTAAATAATGTTGAATTAACACTAGAAATTAAAACTTTGTTATTAAACAGGCTAATTACTCCATTTAACTACGGAATGGATGTCGGCACGGACACGCTCGAATATACTACTATGAGCGAGCTAATGATCGATCGAGATATTGGCTTAGGCACTTTCATTATAAAGAAGGATGGAACCGTTATTCCTCTTTCTACAGCCCAAGAGCTCGCTATATGGGAATGCGAATTAGATAACGAAGAAGACAATATTCTCGAAAATCGTGGACCTTGCGATATTTGGCAACCGATTACAGAAGACAAACAGAGCAAAAAGAGAGAAGGTCTCTACAAGGCGGCATGCGAAGCAAACGATCCTCTACTTCAGAGGGAAGCAGCGATGGACTGGATCATGGATATGGACTCAAGAGAGTTTCAGGATAAGCTTCTAAATGATTCATTGCCTGTTTTTGAGCGAGAAAACGAAGAAATTGGTACTCTTCAACGCGATACGTGTCATCCGTATAACATAATGACGGATAAACAACACGATGCTATGAGCTTCAATCAAGGTTACCTGAAGAGACACCATCTTCGTTACAAGAGTGTAGATAATTACAAAATGGATTATTACGATACGTCCCGATAGGATTTATAAAGGGATTCAGGAACTGTTAATTATATTTAGAATATTAGTTAAGTAGTAGTTAGGTAGTAGTAGTTAGGTAGTATTGTATAATTATTTTTTTTACTATATAAAATTGATTTAATTAAATTTAATTATATTATAAGATAATAATGTCAAACAAAGAAATAGAAGTTTCATTTGACACTTTAAATAGTATGATCCACTGGATGATGTAGAATCTAGCTATAGTACTTTTAAATAATT